TGGTTGGCCAGCGACCCAGTATATAGTGCTGTGAACGCAACAGTCGTCCCGGGGATTACAGCCTGGGCTGCTGCATCAGTGTTATCCGTTACGCGGACGCATCTGAAGTTCTGGGCACCCTGTTGCACCGCTGTAGCGATTTGGGTGCCCAGATCGTACTTGCGTGCCATGACAGGTCCGAAGCTCTGCGCATAGTCGGCCATGGTAGCCACGATCACAGGTTGGCCGACTGGCCCCCAGGGCGCTGTACCGACGACACCGACCACGTTGGTCTGTACTCCATTCAGCACAAGGTTTTGTGGTGGAACGATCTGGACGTAAAGGTCAGGCACTACCAGCGCCGTCGTATTGATACTGCCTTGCTGAACGATCGGCATTTGGCTCAGGCTCCCTTGCTCGCCGGGGTGACAACTCGCACGACAGAGCGCGCATGCTCACTGTTCAGAATTTCGGTGATCCGCACGGCATCAGTCACGACGTCACCCCTCGACATGCCGCCGAACGACCTCACCACAACCAGATGAATGTTCATGGAATCTCCAATATTTAGGCAGTGATACTCGCCGTGTTGAAGACAAGGTCGCCAAAGAGCATTGTAGGTTGCGAACTCACCAGAATCGTAGCGTACTCGACGTTATAGGTCAGATCGCGTCGGTACAAGCTAGAATTCTGCGACTGATCGAATACGGCGGTGCCCATATACATAAGTCTGGCACTTGTTCCATCGGCCAACATGATAAAGCGTATCTTACTCAAAGCCTGATCGATTGCAGTTGCGGTAACATCGCGCGCCGCGGGTGTGGGACACCAGCAGGTGACACGGAAATCGTGTTCTTGGCGACGTATTTCCTGCTGTGCCGGAGCGTCGGCGACAACGCGGGCCAGAAGGTTGCCGGCGCCAGCGATCGTCAGCGCACTCTGCGACAGCAGGACAATGAATCGGGCCCGCGCCATCGACGCGAGGTTCGCAGCCACAAGTGCAGGTGTGTCACCGGCATGGGTACGATAGACATAGCTTGCGCCATCGACGAGTATGCCCGCGATCTGGCCGACATTCGCACTGCCGCCGAATGTCACCAACGACCCGGCGACCATGACTGTCAGCGAAGGCTGGGCAGGCGTGCCAAGCCATTGCTCCATAAAGCGCGTCGTGGTACGGCCCGTACCGCTGCCGGGGAACACGGTAACATTTACCTTGCCTGCGGCCAAATCCGCATCCAGCGCTGCCGAGTTAGGCCACCCTCGGTAGATGCGGCAATCCGGTCCGGGAACACTGGCCTCGCCGGTTCCATAGGGATAGAGCGCGGCAGAAACAACGTTGACCAGAGCCGCTTCCACGTCCGATTCATCGGCCATTAGGTGGTCGCCTGCTTTACTGTCAAGCGCCAACCCAGACTGCTCAGCTCTGCCGCCGCAACCACAGCGTTGCGTCCCAGATCGTCGGTCAATAGGTCCGCTGGAAGCAAGACAACGCCTGGGTAGGCCGGCAATAGAACGGTCCAGTACGGGCTCGAACCATCGCCAGGGAGATCCGTATTTGGATGTCCATGCCCCGAATCACCCAGCACGCTGGCCGGCCAATTCGTTAGCAGCGGTACATTGGTATCTGTGGTCGTTCCCCCATAGGTGTTCACACCAGTGCTCATTGGTGCGGCCGGCCGCGAGAATGAAACCATTCTGTTGGTCTGGACGCACAGTACCGGTAATAGTCGTTGTTTTGCAGCAACGAACCAGATCGTGTGCTCCTGCACAAGATAATCGCCAAGGCGCGTGTAAGCGGCATCGAACACGCCATACCATATTGCCTCGCCGTACCCATTGGGATGTTTGAACTTACCATCCACGGCCGTGAACGCGGCATGCAGGCGCAGGAAGCGGTTTACAGGGGCTAGAGGTTCGATAAGGCCCGAAGGGCGATAGGCATCGGTATTTGCTCCGATCGCGCGAGCCGCCGCGTTGAGGCCTCGATGGATCCGGTCCTGCAGTTCGGTCGGATTCATTGCCTAGACCACCAGGAAAATGCCGCTATCCGCTATTGCTTGCCCGGGTGGAATACCGAAGAAACCACACAGGCGCCGTCGCCAGTCGTCGAACAGCCTGGCACGGTCGCGAAGTTCGTCGCGATTCCGCGTCCATACAGCCGCCTGGTCGGTATCAAGATTCTCACCGGCACGCGGTACGGCGTGTTCCAGCACGGTGAGCGTTCCAAGATAGCGCCGCACGACGGCAGTTTCCGCATCGGACAGATTGTTCATGCGAAATTCCAGCAGGCCGTAAACCTGAAAGAATCGCCAGGTCTCCATTCCGACAGGTGCCGCCCCATAGGCCGGGTACCCGCAGAATCGGCGGATATCTGTCTTCTCGGCGTCTGTGAAGGCCATCAGATATAGGATCCGTCGCCACGGGTGAAGAAAACGGCGCCACCACCCGCAGCCAGCAACGCAGCCGCATAGTTGACCAGGCTATTCACCGACAACATCACCTTGGCGTTCGCCATGACGGGCATGTCGGCAGCCGTGGCAAAGACTGACGGATCGGCCCCGAACCGTACGAAGGCGAGCGATGAGGTCGTGTTGGTCACCACGACAGTATCCCCACCGCCCGCCAATAGCACCGCGGCGGACGATGTCCCTGCACTTAACGAAACCGTTCCAGTCGCGCGGAACGGCGTGATGGACCCGACGGCCATGTCCTGTTGCACCTTTTGCTTGCGTTAGCCGATATGCTCGACCATCACCGCGCGCTTGTACGTGGCGTTGGTGGCGGTAGGAATCGTCGTTGGATTGGTCGTCGTATCCGAAGGAGCGCAGTACCCGCCGATCCAGTACCAGGACTGCGCGATAATTTGCTGCAGCCGGTCGATAGGCTCCCGCGTTACCATCGCTACGTCGTCGACCACGGCAACGATTGAATCCTTTGGCACGACATCGTCGGCGGCCATGCCTGCGAAGTCGCCCTCGATCAATGCGCCTTGGCCGCAGATGATCGGTCTGCGGACCATCAGGCCTACCAGCGTCGGGTGAGGTTGCACGAAAGCCTCAGTCGTCGGAATAAACCGCAGGCCGAGGAAATCATTCGTCATGCCCTGCCGGAATACCTGATTGGCCGAGGTAGCGCCCTGGAACAATTGCTTGAAGTCAGGATCCGCAAACAACTGCCGAGCAGACACCGGGTCGAGATAGCAGTTGTACACTCCGTCGATCTCCGGCACGGCATTCATGCGCAACTTCGCAACTGCATCCAACAGGTTGGACATCGTGAGCATATCGGTGGCAGTCAGCGTGGAAACATTGCTGCGCTGCGAGGGACGGACGATTACGGATGCGTTAGACGCGGTAACTGTATTTGCGACAGTGCCGTCGGACACCGATACATTATTAGAGAAAGTCAGAACGCCAGAGATGCCGTTCGGTGTCGTAGATACGTTGTTGATATCTGCGGCGGCGCCGACCATCGTATAGCTGTCGGCACCAACAGTTACGGTGACAGGATTGGATGCACCGACCGGCTGTTGGACGCCGTTGACGAACGCAGATTGAAAACCACGAATGTCGTCAACGGCTACAGCAGCTGCCGGACTTTCAAGCGTGATGCGCACCCGTGTGTTGCCGCCGAAATAATTGTTGAACAATGCGTTGCGCGCCAACTCGTCCAGACTGCGCGCGGCTTGCTCGCCGTTCACATAGGCATTCTGAAGAAATTGGGATGCAATGCCCACGCGGCTGGTGACCATGTTGAGGTCCGTCGTTGCTGCGTAGTGGTTGATTGTGATAGTGTACTGCTCTATTCCCCAGCCCACGGGTGACAGCCCGTTGTCGAAATTCGTGTTCGTGCTTGGTTGCAGCGGTATTGTGATGCTTGGCTTCAGCCCTGCGCGAGTCTTGGTTAGGGTCTCGCCAATGCCAACTGCGATCTGTACCCGATCGGCGCACGCACGATAACCCAGGCGTGACTTCAATGCCTGCTCAAATTCGCGCTCCAGGAAACCTTGCTGGATAATCGGTTGCAGAGCCGGCGGAAAATTCTGAATACCCATTCGGGAATCCCCTCAGCGTGGTTGTTTTCTGAACTATGGTCGATGTCTAAGCAATGCCGCGCGGGCGGCTCGGTATTCATCATTGGTCATTTCAGTCGCAAGTTTCTGACGCGGCGGATGTGCTGGTGGTGCGGTCGATGGACTGGAAGATGAAGTTCCACCAAATAGCCAAGACTTGGCCCGTCTGAGCTGCGCTATTAATTGGGCAGCATTTTCAAGGTCACCTTCCGCGGTGAACTTTACGTCCTTGAGATCGAGCAGCTTTAGGCCGTCGAGATCGACCATGCCTGCGCGCACGGCCTCCAATTTCAGTTCAGCGCGTATGAGGCGTGATTTTGCCTCCTTATCAGCCTCTGTCAGACGAAGCTCGAGAGCCTCCGCTCGCGCGCGCAGTTCAACGATCGGATCGTTGTCTGGTTCGGTTGGTGTGTCGTTGTCTGACATCAAGTGTTCCCGTAGGCCTTTCTATCGGAAGCAATGCGAGCGAGTTCGGCAGGCACGTCCTCAATATCGAACGTATCGGCCATCGCTTTGACCGCGCTTTCACGGCTGATTTGGCCGGCATTCGCCAGCGTGCTCAGTGTCAGCGCGTCCTTCTGCCTGTCATCTGCGGTGGTCGGATACCAGCGAGGCCAAAACAGCGAGAGGCGTGCCGTTGGGTCCAGTGCGGCAATTTCCTGTCCCATGATGCACAGTCGGTAAATTTGCGACGCGCGCAGAACCATGCGCGCAAGGGATAGCAACGCGCCTTCGCCATAACTCACGCGTAGATTGTCGGCCAACCAAATGAGGCCTTGGTTCATCAGCTCGAGCGCGCGGCCCGATTGGGCCGCGGTCAACCGATCTGCGTTGGCGCGGTTGCCGTGAACACTTTCCAGTGCCAGCTCACGAAGTGTACGCACGTATTCGATGACCGCGGCTGATGCGGTGCCGCCGATCTCCAGCAGCTTGGCATCACCCTTTTCGCTGACGACAAGTGCGTTGCCCGCACCTTTGACAATTTCATTGTCGCTCGATGCCGGCTC